TCGGACAAAACTTCCAAGGTTCAAGATCAGCCATTGTCGGTTCTCCTTTCTCCGTATGAACAGAAATCGTCAGCATTCATGGGTATCATTACTTCATCCCTTGTGCATATAAAATCGCAAAGGGTAGCTTCTTTTGCTTTTTTGCAATTCTTACACCGCACCACTTCCACGGCATCCACGGTGGGGGCGTTGTGTAGGATGTTTACGCACTTTTCCACTCCATCTTCTGCATCTTCCCAAAAATGAATGTCTACTGCGTTCATTGCTTTAATCGCAGCATTGGCATCAATTAGCCGCTTTTCATTTGCCATCTTCTTTTTCCTCCTTCAGCACATGAAGGTCAAGCAAGAGATCAATCAGCACATCATCATTCAGTTCGATAGCTCTCTCTGCAATCTGCCGCAGGTAGGATGAAAGCAGATCCATGCCGACTGCAATGCCGAATCCGTTCTCTCTGGCGATTTTGGAGCGGCTATTGGAAATAACTTCTTCGACATGCCGAAACCAGTTGTTAATATCCATCTTCATGCGCATAGTTTTATTTGCCATCTTTACACCTCCAGTTTCAGTTGACCGGCTATTTCCCGGCGCTGGGCTTCCAGCTCCTGGATCCTTTTCTGTTGTGCCTCGATGGTATCAGCAGCCATACGGCAGACTGTGCGGCGGTACTGGGTGCCTGTTTGCGCCAGATTCCTCAGGCCGGTAATTATTTCACTGTTTTGCATACAATTCCCCTTTCTCGCTGATGTGGGCGGTGATGACAGCGGTGATCTCCACCACTGCCACCAGATTATCTCCGTCCCACACATAGAGCATGTTTTCTTCCTTTTCCATGCGGTCCGCTGCGACATTGATGTAGCTGTTGTCATTCAGAACGATATTGCACCGCTTCATACTGCCTCCTGCTCCAGAAGGTCAAACAGGCTAGGCTGCTCAATGTCCGTTTCCTCACCACGAAGGTAAGCCACGCCATCGGCATAATAGCCGGCATTCAGCTCGCAGCCCCAACCGTATCTTCCCATCCGAACCGCCATCATGGGAACCGTTGCCAGACCGCCGAAGGGGTCAAATACTATATCGTCCTTGTTGGAGTACCGGTTGATTACGCGCTCCACGATATCCAATTGCAGAGGGCAGACGTGCAGCTGTTTTCTGCGCTGGCTCTGAGTGGTGTTCAGGGTCTTCATGCGGCTGATATCGTCCCACACATCCGGATGGATGGAAGCAGGCGGTACCGTCATAAATTCTTTGGAGATTGCATCCTTCTGCTCCATGGCATAGGACAGCGCCACATGCTTATCGTAGTCGTAGATATGGGCCTTGCTGAAATCACGGAACCGGCGCATCCGGTCGCTCATTTTCAGCCGTGCCAGCTCCTCCGGCCGCAGATTCCGGTCACCGGAAGAGCGCCAGAATGCATGTGCATCCAACTGCCACTGGCTGAGGGGATACTCCTCTTTCGCCTTCTCCACCGGCTGATCCGCATAAGCATTGGAGCAGTCTGTTGGGAGCTTCCGGAACAGCAGCACATATTCGGGACAGCCAACGCCCATCTTGGTACCGTCCTTGCACTGCTCCGTCCATCCCAGTCGGTAGGTCTGGTTATTCTCCCGGACCACATCGGTGGTCACCGTGATCATGCCGAAGTAGATAAATCCGTGTTTCATGTAGTGCTGAATGCACTGGGCGTGGAACGGCTCCATGGACGGCATACCGTAGCCGGTCACATTTCCGAAGAGTACACGATCCTTGACATGGATGGCTGCCACACGGCCGGGCTGAAGGATCCTCAGCAGTTCTGGGGTTAGGTAATCCATCTGCTGGAAGAACTTTGCGGTACTCTCGTTGTGTCCGAAATCGTTATAGCTTGGGGTATATTCGTAGTGATTACTGAACGGGATGGAGGTATGGATCAGACCGACGGAATTATCCGCCATACGTTTGACCTCTTCCACGCAGTCATTGTTTACATAGGTCCAGTTCTGACCTTTCTGTTCCACTCTTTCCACTCCTATCGATCTGGCCATCCGTTCCGCCTGGCGCTCACCCAGAAGGCCGTACTGCAGTACGATCTCCCGCATTTTCTTCTGCAGTTTGTTGTGGTTGTCCCACTTCTCCAGAAGCACACGCCATATCTGTTCCTCTGCTTCGGTGAAGATCACATCGATAATGACCTGCTCACTTTGCAGGAAACGGTAGATGCGGTGGATAGCCTGAATAAAATCATTGAATTCATAGTCGATGCCTACAAAGATCGCCCGGTGGCAGTGGCGCTGGAAGTTACAGCCGGATCCCGACAGGCTCTTTTTTGTGGCAAACAGCCGGGTTTTACCTTCGGAGAAATCGATCACCCGCCGTTCCCGTTCGTCATAGTCCATACTGCCGTAGATGTCCACGGTACCGGAGATCTCTTTCAAGATAGCCTTGCGCTCAACCTCCAGATCGTGCCACAGCAGGAAGTGCGCTTCTGGGTCACTGTCGACGATCTCTTTCGCCTTTGTCACTCTGGCCATGACGGATTCGTTCTTCTCTTTAGCGGCATCCTGCAGACTGACCGCGGTATCACGCATCATCTTGACCTGCCCATCAGGATCCACTACATCGCCAATACGGGTATTGATCTTGTGGATTCTCACATCCAGCGGCGGCAGGTCATAGCCGGTAGCATCATATCCCAGATCAGCAGGGCTGCTGAGAAACAGCGCCCAACTGCTGACCCACAGCCAGAATTCTTCCTCTTTGTGGGGATACAGTGTCAGATTATTCGCCTTGGTGCTGTCCCGCTGGAAGAATCGTGTCAATGCCTGCCCGGTGTCCATGACCTCCAGGTACCCGGCATAGTGGATCAGTTCCTTGTATCGGTTGGGGGAAGGTGTCGCAGTGGCCACCAGCTTATACTTAACACCCTTAAAAAGGTGCATAAACTCCTGAAAGGTCTTGGATCCGTAGGAACGGAGTACTGACGCTTCGTCCAGTGCGGCACCGGCGAAGTAGTGAGGGTCGATATCGCCATCCCGGACACGCTCATAGTTGGTCATATAGATCTTCGCCGGGGTAGCTTTGACCTCTGCCATGGTGCGTACATACACCGGAGCATCTATGCCAAGCAGTTGCTCAGCATCTCTGGTAAACTCCTGCCGGACACCCAATGGCAACACGATGATCACCGGCGCCTGCTCATGCTCCTGCACCAGTCTGCACCATTCCAGCTCCTGTACAGTCTTACCCAGACCGAAGGATTCGAACAGCGCTCTCCGGCCACCCTTGACCGCCCACATGACAGCATCTCTCTGGTGTGGTTTCAATGCCGGGTTGATATCCTCAGGGCAGACTTCAAAGCCGCTCACCGGTGCCACTTCCACTTTGGTATGTAAAAATTCGTTGTAGTTCATCCCGCTACCTCACACCTGCGGAATCAGGACATTGGTGCCGCAATGTTCGTTCATGTACTCGATAGCTTCTTTATAACCAGCACCACCGTCAGCTTTGGGCTTGAACGCAAACCGCACCTTTGCTGGCTCAGTTTCTTGCAGTCTGACAAACCGCTCGGTATCGTACTGACAGCCGAAGCCACACAGGGCGCAGCCAGTTCTATTACTTTTGGTGCAACGGTAATGGCCACCCTCGCAAACGATTGCCCCATAATCTTGACAAATCGGGGTAGCCCGGTACTGCAAGCTGAATAGGATACCGTCCGTGGTCATGGCACCGAAAGGCTTGGACTTATATTCGCCGCTTGGGAGCCGAATGTTGCATCCTGATTTCAGGTACTCAGCTTCACGGCTCTTACTTTCCGATGCCTGTTCACCAGTCATCATATTTGGGAAATCGAGTGACTGTAGTGCTGCTTCCTTGATCTTCACGCAACATTGCTCGCTTAAATCGATGTCACAGGCAACCATCGGTAACCACCGCTTGGAAATGGTGAACGCCTTCCCAAATTGGTCATTGTAGGACCTATATCCAGTCAAGCTCAGGACGCCAGTTTTTGAAAACCCAATATCAAACAGTTCCTTAACGCTAGATCTGTCGGCTTTGGCCAAACGGACAACTGTTTCATAATCGCAGCCGGTCGCAATCATGTCCCGTTTGACCGTTCTGATGGCCTTGCTTTGCATCTTGCTTATAAGCGGTATGCCGTTTTCCCGGATGAAGTTCACCCAAACGATTCCGTTGGGTGGCCTGACCTCTGAAAAATCGATGCTGACACCGTGTTTCTGTTCCATGAAGGGAATGAAAGCAGCTATAAACTTCAACATGGCCGTTGTTTCATTCGTGGTATTGGCAAAGCACACCTTGACCGGCATGGCTGCATATTGGGTGGTGTTCCACGCTTCACAGAACATATCCAGCAGGAGGGAACTATCTTTGCCGCCAGAAAAGCACACCGCAATATTGCCCTGGGTATCCCGGATGGCCTCCAAGATTTTGGCGAACGCGATGTTGTACTGTCGATCTAGCGGTCGTTTCCACATTTCAATCAGCTGTGCTTTTGAAAATGTATTCTGCATTTTATCTCCTCCTGTCGTGCTTAATCCCGGGGTAGTTAAGTAATGCGTTCATCCCATTACCTCCACTTCTGCTATCGCCCGGAAGATGGGGTAGAACTGCTGTGGCACGACGGCGTTTCCGAGGCACTTAAGTCTGTCCACCCTATCGGGAACCCCATGAGCCACTCGACCCACGCTGGGTTCAACTGGCCACCAACTACCGAATTCAGTTCCGTTTTCTGACTGAACCGTTTGGAGCCCGGGTTCAGATCCGGAGATTTGAAATCCCGGGTTGTTGGTGTTGGAAACAAAGCGACCACTGCTGCTAAATCCCCATGTTTTACTCCAGACGGACTGTTGCCGTTGCTCCCACCCACTCTGGGCGTCGGCCATAGCCGCACTGCTCCCGGTAACCCGTTCCTCGGGTCTCCCGATATTGCTCCGCGCTTCTCCGCGTCGTTGGCTCTCGGTGTCGGCCAAAGGCGCACCGCCGTGGAAAGGCTGATCTGCGTTCCCTTCTTTCCCTCTCTGCGGATTTGCAAGCCCTGTCTGGCTTCCGATGCACATACTGTGGGCCAGAATGGCGCAACGGTCTCGCCGGTGCGGGGCATCGACGGCACAAGCCGGAATAATAACCGCTTCGCAGGCGTAGCCGATGCTTTCCAAGTCAGATAACACCGTGTCGAGCGCCAGTGTGACGATCCCAGCAACATTCTCACCAACGACCCAACGGGGTCGGATCTCCTGTATAACTCTAAGCATTTCCGGCCAGAGGTAACGGTCATCTTCCTTGCCTCTTCGCTTCCCGGCTGTACTGAATGGCTGGCAAGGAAATCCTCCTGATAATACTGTGACTGTTTCCTGTCCTGTTTGTTCATAAAAACTCTCCTTTGTAAGGGTGCGGATGTCACGCCACCGGGGAAGTCCCGGCCAATGCTTCTCCAACACGGTCCGGGGGTAATCTGCCCATTCGCACTGCCCAACGGTGCGGAAGCCCGCCCATTCGGCAGCAAGATCCAGACCGCCTATTCCTGAGAACAGGGACAGATGGGTTAATTCAGGATCCCTCAGCCGTTCCATATCTTTCTGGGTCATAACCCTACCTTCTTTCTTGCGATTGACATGCGTGCGTCGTACCAGTGGAGATACACAAGGCAGGGTTGGTCACAGGTCGCCTCCAACTGACAGCCGGAGCAAGGATTCGAGCGAAGATAGCGCCGTACATCGTCCGGATGGTCGTAGGCGAATCCATTCGGCTTTCTAAACTGCAGTACCGGACGCAGGATCTGTTTGGCAAAGGCATTGATCTGCTTCTGACGGTAGCGGTAGCGGATACGCCATTTTTCGCATCCGTCGCCGCCATCGCATGGATTCTGGCAGGTGTCGCAGGGACTGGGATAGCTCATTGCGGCACCTCCTCTTCCGGCGCTGCAAGCATACGGCGGATCGCTTCCCGTTCATCGTCGTCCAGTTTTCTGGATGTGTCCGCGGGACAGCCTTTTTTGGATGCCGGTGCCGGCGCAGGGGTGGTTTTCCAATAGCCTTTGGTTAAGAAATTTGCGGCGGAGGGAACAAAGGCACCGCCGTTATCCAGCCAGCGGCTGGATTTTTTCCATGCTTCCAGAGAGGAAAGGATCTTAGCAGCAGTTTCCTTTGAGGGAGCAAGGGCTTTCCACGCGGCATAGGTCGATTCCCGGCTGATCTTGCCGGGGCCGTCCGGATAGGAGCTCCAGAACAGAGAAAAAGATTGGCCATCAAATCCGGAAGAGGCATTTTGTGAAGCCGGGATATTCCCGCCGTTGGAAGGCTGTACTTCCGGTTTGCTTCTTTTATTATTCTCTTTCTCTACCTCTATCTCATTCTCATTCTCTTTCTCTTTCTCTTTCTCGCTTGCGCTTTGCTTGTCGTTTGCTTCCGGTTTGCTTTCCGTTTGCTTTCCGTTTGCTTTATCACTCTTGCCTCCCCTCTTCACACTTTCTTATT